AGGTGAAGAATGTATTATAATGAGGGGATCTTTACATGCTGAGGAAATTCCATTTCGTAACTAAATGATAAAACACCCATTGAAAACACCCCTTCGTTATCCTGGTGGAAAGTCTAAGGCAATCACTACCCTTGCTCCGTGGTTGCCTTCTGACCTGAAGCATTATCGTGAACCCTTCATTGGTGGTGGTTCAATGGCAATCTACGTTGCTCAGGCATACCCTAGTGCCGATGTGTGGATTAACGACCTCTACGTGCCCCTGTACAACTTCTGGATACAGTTGAGGGATAATGGTGAGGAACTGTCTGAAACCATCTACAAGATCAAGGAGAGCATTGCTAACGACGATGATGCACACAAGAAACTCTTTACTGAATGTGCTGAGTCTATTGATTCTCAGACTGGTGTAGACCAAGCAGTCAGTTTCTTTATCATGAACAAGTGCTCTTATTCTGGTCTCACTCAGAACAGCACTTTCTCTGTGACTGCTTCTCGTTCCAACTTCTCTCTTGTGGGTGCCGAGAAACTGAAGAAGTTCTCTAATCTCATTCAGAACTGGAAGATCACCAATATCGATTACTCCAATCTTCTTGGTGGTGAGGATGATGATACCTTCATCTTCTTGGATCCTCCCTACGACATCAAAGACTTCCTGTATGGAAAGAACCGTGAGATGCACAAGTCATTTGACCATGAACGGTTCGCAGAAGAAGTCTACAAGATCAAGAACAAGTTCATGATTACCTACAATGTCAATGAACGACTTGTAGAACTATATAAAGACTATAAGTTGCGTGAGTTCGATCTGCGTTACTCTATGGTACATCGTGGTGACAAGGGAACCAAGGATAACGTCAAGAAAGAACTTCTGGTAACTAACTATTCCATCGAAAATAATCTAGAAGACTTCTTCACATGACCAAGAGAAAGACCCTCTGGAGATGGTGGGCAAAGGCAATCGGAGAAAAGGCAAGTAAAGATGACAAAGAATCAGATGTCGTTGCTAGTGTACGGACTATTATATTTCTCACTTATCTCATCACTAATTGTTTCATTATTGCAGGAGTAATCAGGCACTGGAATGGACCTAAAAGACTGGCTGAAATCGATCAACGAAACCAAACAGAATATCTTAGACGAGGATCCGACAGAGAAGTATCCTGCCTTTATCGTGAATAAGTGCCTGTCGGGTACGATTGACTCATTGATGTTTGCTAATGAGATGAATAAGAATCATTCATTAGATCCAAAACTCCAATATGATTTTCTTCTAAATAGTTTGCGTAAAAAGAAAAGATTCTCTCCCTGGCTTCGCAAGGAGAAAGTGAAAGATCTTGATGCTGTTAAATCTTATTATGGTTATAATAATGAGAAGGCACAGCAAGCACTTAAAATTCTAAACAAAGAACAACTTGAATACATCAAGGCTAAGCTTGATACTGGAGGAATGAAATGAGCGTCGTGCAAGAACCTGAAGTGAAATGGGATCCCAGCCAAATGGTTGAGGTTGTCCTATCTGAACCTGATGATTTTCTTAAGGTTCGTGAGACACTAACTCGTATTGGTGTTGCTTCTCGCAAGGAAAAGAAACTCTACCAATCGTGCCACATCCTTCATAAGCAAGGAAAGTATTACATTGTCCACTTCAAAGAACTCTTTGCCCTTGATGGTAAGAGAGCAAACCTGACTGTGAATGATGTTCAACGTCGCAACCGTATTGTTCAACTGCTTGCTGACTGGGGTCTGATTGAGATCGTCGATGTTAGTAAGATTACCGATATCGCACCCCTGAATCAAATCAAAGTCCTGTCCTTCAAGGATAAGGGTGATTGGATTCTCGAAACGAAATATAACATTGGTCGTAAAAAGACCGAAGTAACCGAATAAATAGAACGTCACCTTTCGTGCGTGACACGCTACATACGGAATATACGCTACCGAAGAGGGGTCCTTGCGACCCCTCTTTTTATGTGCTATAATATCTTCGTTGACTTACTCAACTGACTATGACCACTACAGTAAACACATTGAACGTTCTGCCGTTCAATCCTAAGAGTGATGTTTATGATTGCTTTAAAGCAATTATCACTCCTGAAATTGCACAACATATCCTTGATTATTACAACAAGGATAATCGTAAGATCTCCAACTCTCAGGTTAATAAGATCTTTCGGAGTATTGAAAATGATAACTGGTTGCTTGATGGGCAACCGATGACTTTCAATACCGATGGAAACTTGACTGAGTTTCAACATCGTTTAAAAGCAATTGCAAAGTGTCCGAGGGATCGCACATTTGAAGTTATTGTTGTTGTTGGTGTGCAAAAAGAATGCTTTAGCAAGACTGCCACTAATAAGGCAAGGAAACCGATTGATGAAATCCAACGTAAGCATTATAAAGCTCACAAGGATGAAGTCTCTATTCTTGGTGACGTTCTGAAACGGCAACGTAAATGGCGCTTGACTATGCAGAATGCTATCTCTAGTTACGAAAACTGGTTCAAGAACATCTCCAACTCTCTCAAGATTAGTGGAGATTATGAAAACCTAATGGACAAGTTTTCTTTGCAACGCAAAACAGTTCGTGCTTACATCGCACTCTGTGAGCGTCATGGTTATCTTGAAGAATGTAAGACTTTTCTTGAACTTCTCGATAATGAACTTGACGATGATGCAGAAAACCCAGTCTCCACTCTATCTACTCAGTTTTTGAAATACTGGAATTCTACTGCTGTAGATCTTAGCAATGAAAAGAGGATGGACGTTCTGTACTCTCTATTGTGTGTTGCAACTGACCGCATCATTATGCGTGATGATGGTATGATTGAAATGGATATCACATCTTCTGATCTTGAACATGAGAAGATGGAAAAGCAAGGAGTTTATCGTAAGTTTCTTGCTTGATAACCGAATAAAAAATTACGGGGTTCAACACCCCGTTTTTTTGTAAAAGTATTATAATTAGTAATGGATGCCGAAAGGGTCCACACAATCTAATCTCGCTTTAATAAGGAGAAGTACAAATGACTAACCTCGCACGTTACTACGCTGACGATCTTCCTGCGCTTCTTGAACGGATTACAAGGAACAGTATTGGGTTGGATGATTACTTTGAACGAATCTTCGATGTTCAACAAACTTCATCTAACTACCCTCCGTATAATCTGATTCAGTTAAATAATCATGAGTCACGATTGGAAATCGCATTAGCAGGATTTAAAAAGGAGGAAGTTCATGCTTTCACGGAGTATGGAAAACTTTTTGTCGAAGGGGAAAAGGCAGACACCGAATCCGAATCGACGTTTATCCACAAGGGTCTGGCTCAAAGAAGTTTTAAACGAGCATGGACTTTATCCGACGACACCATCGTCAAAGATGTCACCTTCGAAGACGGACTACTCTCAATCACATTGGGAAGAGTAGTTCCCGAGCACCATCAACGAAAGGACTATCTCTAAATAGAACTGAATATCGTCGGCGCAATGCCACGGGAGGTAACTGGCAAAATCCAGTTGACACCTCCCATTTTTATTGCTATAATGATTAAGGATTGAAGTATCGTATGTCTGTAAAACTTGTTTTGCTCAAGTCTGGTGAGCAAGTGATTTCTGATCTAAAGGAACTTGTCGCAGATGATAAGATTTATGGATTTTTATTTGAAAGTCCACTAGTTGTAAACACTGACACTGGAACTCTTTTTCTTACGGAAGAAGGTGTTAATGTACCAGAAAAATTAAATGTTCACTTAGAGTCTTGGATTGCTTTAAGTGCAGATAAGCAAATGGTAGTCCCTAAAGATTGGATTGTGACTTATGTTAATCCAGTCAAAGATCTTTTAGAAATGTACGAGGAATGTACCAATGGAAACGATGCCGATCAAGTGTCTTTTACTGAAGAATAATACTCTTCTGATCTCTCAGATTGAAGAGGTGATGGGACAGATTGGTGAACCCGACTGTAGGTTGGTTAAACCATACATCGTAAATAGATCTTCACTTGAGATCGAAGACTGGTTGGATTTCACCAACCAAAATGATATAATGATTAGATCAGATGACGTTCTGACCTTTGTTGACCCCAAGGGTGAACTGCTTGACAAGTATTTGAAATCGA